GCCCCGCCGCTCACTTCCTGCCCCGTGTCTGCGGCCATCGGGTCCGACGTGTACAAGGCGATATAGACCGTGGCCGGGAAAGTATACGCTGTGTTACGGAAGACTCCGTTCAATAGCCTGGAAGCTAAATAATCACTAATATTCAAATTGGCCCCTCCTATTCGACTAAGTATTCATTCACAATTTTGAAGCTGCGGATTGTGTTCTTCCCCGCATTCGTGAGGACGATAACCGGCTGCGTCCGGACATTCCCGCCTGAATCGATTTCAAACGAAAACGGCGATGTCGTGATGGTCGTTTCGTATATCTTTTCGGGTCCGTATGCAAACGGATCATAGGCAGTGAAGGGAAGCGAGAATACGCCGGTACCGATGATACGATCAATGTCGAACGAGCCGACAAAACGGGCAATAAAATACTGATCAGGACGTTCCCGAAAGCGTAGCTCCATGTCACGCGGCCGACCGTAGCTATCGACCAGATGCGCTGCCAGAGCGACAACCTTCTGCTGGAGCTCGAACGCGTCGCGAGTCAAAAATGCACACTCAAGCACAAATTGACGCGGGCTTAGATCGGCTCCATAATCCCAAGCTCCGTGTCGGCCGGGGATGGTGACGGTCCGGTCCACGGTACTCGGTAGCGCCGGACGCTTGGACGTGCCTTTCACAACGAATCCTAGCTCTTCATTGGACTTGCTGCCAAGCCAGACCATGCTCATACCGTCGCACCTCCCATCCCGCGCTGTGCCTGTCCAGCCATGCTCCAGATTTCCCGCGCCAGTTTCCTGATATCGTCATCGCTCCGAATGTTGATATTAGCCCCGGCAAACATCCCTTCGAAGTTGACCATGCTTCCTCCTCCGCCCGCTGTGGATGCGCCAGCGGCTTGCACTGACGGGGCCGATACACCAGCCAATACCCCAGAGGCGGCGGCAGCCATATCGGAAGCTCGTTGTCGTACGTCAGACACCGTATTGCCGATTCCTATCGCAAAACCCTCTCCGGTGTACTCGCCCAGAGTTTCCATCACTCGCGACGGAGAATGGATGTCCAAGGCTTTGCGGATTCCGCTGGTGATCTGATCCGCGATACCCCTGATTGCATCTCCGACTTTGCCCGTCATATTTTTGATCCCGTCTATCAGTCCTTGAATCATGTCTTTCCCGAACTGGACCATGGTGGAAGGTAAATTCTTGATCCATTCAATCGCTTTTTCTATTCCCCCAACGATTGCATCCCAAATCGTGGTAGATACCGTCTTCATGGCGTTCCAAGCGGTCGTAACATGCCCTTCGATCACGCTGAGAGCTCCCGAGAACACCTTCTTGATACCTTCCCATATTTGCCCAAGAGCAGCCTTGAGGTTGTTCCAAATTGCCTCAGAATCGGACTTTAACTTTTCAAAATCGCCAGTAACGAGGTCAACAATCAGCAGGATTGCGCCGCCGAATATGTTCTTGATCAGATCCCATACGCCGCTGAAATATGTCTTGATGCCGTCCCAAATCTGCACGAAACCTTCTTTTGTGCGATTGAACCACTCGACACCGGTATCCTTGATCCATTTCCAGACCGCTTCAAGGCCAACTTTAATGTCTTCCCAATGCCTGACGACCATTAACGGGATGGCTAGAAACGGCCCCAACAAGGGAATAAGCAAGTCTCCCCACTTGGCAAAAAAATCTTTGACCCAACCCCACAGAGTGGTAAAGCCCTCTTTGATCGCGTCCCAATGTTTCGCGATGAGGAGTGGTATGCCTAGAAAGGGAAACAGGGCGGCCGTGACTTCCGCGCCCCACCCGCCGAAGAAATTGTCGATCCAGCTCCACAGGTTGGTAAAAAAAGCTTTGAGTTCATCCCAATTCTTGATAACCAAATATACGCCAGCAGCAACCGCCGCGATGGCCGCGATTACTAGCCCGATCGGTCCGGTCAAAAAGGTGAAAGCCGCCCCTGCTACTGTCATGACCGAGGACAGCGCCGTAAATCCGGCTACAATCTGCGGGATAAACCCGACCAAGAGAAGCAATGGGCCACCAATCAAGGCGAACGCGGAAGCGACCGCACCGGTTATAGCTATGGCGCTCTGCATGCTTGGAGAAAGACTATTAAAAGCATCGGTCACAGTTTGTAGCACGCTGACAATAGATCTTAGCGCGGGCAACAAAGCATTACCGATCGATATCAGCAACGTATCGAAGCTGCCGCTCAACTCCTCGACAGCCCCGTTAAAGTTGTTCATTTTCTCGGCGGCGACCTGATCGGCACCGATTTTCGACATTGCTTCGGCCATCTTATTGACGCCCGCAGCGCCTTCTTTATACAAGATGTTTCCGGCGCGGATAGCGTCTGAGCCAAATATCGTATTAAGCGCAACCTGCCGCTGCTCGGCCGTCATGTCCTTTAAAGCATTTTGCAGTATGCCGCTAATCTCGGCCATGCTCTTAAGATTTCCGCTGCTGTCATAAAAGGCAGAGGACATCGCACCAGCATTGAACGCCATTTCGCGGAACGCTTTATTTGCTTCATCCGACCCGACTTTTGCGCCGGCTGACTCAGCCGAAAATTTCATCATGGCATCGACGATATCTTTTGTTGCCGTAGAGGCCGGTTTTACGCCGTTCGCCGCCAAATACTCCATTGCTTTTGCGGCGTTAAACGTCATTAGGCCGAGGCGCTCAAACTCGGCGTGCATATCGGCTGTCGTCGGCGTCAGTCGCATCAGCATGGTTTTCAGCGATGTGCCCGCATCCGATCCTTTCAGACCGTTTTGCGCGAATACGGCCAGCGCCGTTGTGGTATCCTTAAAGCTCAGTCCCACGCCAGAAGCGACGGAAGAAACGGCGGATAAGCTGAATTTCATTTCCGAAACACTTGTTGCCGAAGCGTTTGCCGCCCCGGCCAATAGGTCCGCCGCTTGTTGAACGGAAAGGTTGTCATCCCGGAAAGCGTTCAGTGCGGTAGAAGCAATCTCCGCAGCGTCGGCAAGCTCAAGCTCGCCAGCTGTCGCAAGCGATAACGCACCCTTAAGGCCGCCGTCTAAAATCTGTTCAGCTGATACCCCGGCCTTGACTAGCTCCTCTATGCCCCGAGCCGCTTCGGTTGCTGAATACTTTGTATCGGCCCCAAGCTTTACAGCCAATTGCTCCAGCGCTCCGCCGAACTCCTTGACCTCATCAGGGGACATGACCGCTTTGACATTTGACATACCTTGCTCAAATTCGGCTGCTTTTTTTACCGCGACACCCAGACCTGCGGCAAGAGCACCGCCAGCAACAGTCAAACCAGTACCGACGGCTTTCGCCTTATCGAAGGTATTACCAAGTGACTGCGCCGCTTGGTCAAATGATTCTTTGTAATCCTTTCCGAGCTGCCCGACCGCCTTGGACTGATCAGTAACTTCCTTCGTCGTTTCGTTCAGCTGGGCGTCAAGCTTTTTTAGCTCTTGCTCAGTTTTTGCAACCTCGCGCTGGAAGGCGCGGTATTGGCCCTCGCTGATCTCTCCTTTTGTGAATTGCTCGTTCACTTGCTGCTGGGCTGCTTTTAGGCGGTCGAGCTTTTCGCTTGTGTTTGAAAGAGCATCACTCAAAAGCTTCTGCTTCTGCGCAACCAATTCGGTGTTTGTCGGGTCCAGCTTGAGCAGCTTTTCGACCTGCTTAAGCTCCGATTGGATGTCTCGGCTGCGCTTGTCTACGTCCGATAGGGCTTTCGACAGTCCCGTTGTTTCCGCGCCTATGACGACGTTAATGCCTTTGATTGTTTCGGCCATCTACTCACCCTACCTTCCGTAAAATGCGTCTATATCTGCTTGTGTGGCCTCTCGTGGAGAATCATCTTTGATCCCCATGATGCGCCTTGTCAAATCGAGCAAATCGACCGTGCGCAGCTCGTTGATCTCCCCGAAACCTAAGCCCGCCTTTTTGCCGATGGCAAGCAGATCAATCTCAAGTCTTGCATTCGGGTCGTCTTCACTGTTTGATTGCCCCTTTGACTCCGGAACGAAAAAAGCCGTCTGCGGCTTCCTCCATGACGGCAAGCATAGTACTCTTGTCTGTTAGATCGAAGTTATCTAAAGTAGATATCCACGTCTCAAACGAAGGAAATTTCTTCGGAAAAGCATCTGCCTTTGCCATCGCCCATGTCAGTTGCAAGATAGCTACCGAGTCAAAATGCTTCATATCAAGCGATTCTAAATCAGGAGTTTTTTTTGCTCCGGGTTTCAAAAGTTTAGCCATTCCGGCCAGATCACCGAGCAGGTCCGATTTAAACTCTTGCTTATAATACAAAAGAGCCAGGGGCGTAGCCCTGACTCGAATCGTTTGTTCTCCAATAACCAACTCGCGCATTATGCTCCACCTCCAGCAGGTGCAAAGGTAGGTTTATAGACGCTCGTGAAGAATCCGTTGTATTGCGTTGCGTTTGTGTCGTTCAATTCCAAGTCCCCTTTGACAAGCATGCGGCCGTCAATCTCAATCGGGGATATGGTCAGATTGAGTACGTCCGTAGCTACTTCCAAGGACTCTCCTTTCGTTTTTCGCTCCTTCGCTGGACGCGCCGCTTGGCAGTCGTAGTATACGAACCGGCGGTTCTTCTGATCACCCTGAATCTGCCCCATGAGTGCGAACTTTTTCGGCATTGCATCGGAGACTTCAAGAAGCGCCCCGTTTGCGTCAATCACCCAGCCGAGCATTTCGGCCAAAACCGCATCCGGTACAAGAGCCAATTCAAGCTCGCCGGTATATCCGTTGTTGGCGGTCGCCACGAAATATTTTGTGTTATCGGCATAGAACGCAGTTTCCTCTCCGACGGCAGTCGGTGTCCAGCGCACCGCGCCCGGTATCGGGATCGGCGTTTCCCATGCCGGCTGAGTCGTGGCCGAGGGGTCCGCAAAGGCAACATGAACCTTCTCCAAGCCGAATGTGACTTTGTTTTTTGACATAGTTACCCTCCTTTATTCGTTTCTAGCAATGCCGGCATTTGCCCACATAACCGCTTGCTCAAGGTTCGTAAGGGCAAGCGACTTCTCGCGGCTGTTCGGACAAAGCTCGTCGATCAAGTACGCGAGTTCCTTAGCTTTCTCTCGAACGGCCGTATATTTCTCCGGCTGTCCTTCCTTCGGAGAATGGTACTTGAAATTGTTTTCGATTTGTTGATTCACGTTTTTATCCTCCCACTAATTGGATTTCATAAATGACTTGCCGAAGCTTCTCATCATCAAGCCATGCCTCTACTTTGCTGTATGGCAGCCGCAGCTCCTTGAGCTTATTTTGGACGATCTGCTCGCGGGCTGGGTCCTTCTTCGTCGTGTATAGCTCAACCTGAAAATTGCCAATGTCCACATAGTTCTGGTTGTCTGCCATAAGATCGCCGGAATAAGCGAATTGGTATGTGATAAACGGCGGCGGCGGCGGATTTTCGGGAGTAGATTCAAATCCACCGTATGCTACCGGCATGCCGAGCGACTTCAAGGCTTGGAACAATTCCGCTTGCGTCATGTTCCGCCCCCGTTTCGGATGATCCGCTTTACGCCGTCCTCCAGTTCGCCGACGTGCTTGTCATAGGCTGGCCGCAAATGAGGATACGCCTGAACACGCCCGCCGCCGAGCTTGGCATGTCCGAATTCGAGTAGATGCACCCGACGGTGGTCCTTCTTGTTCCAGACATACCTCTGGTTGCCCTGCTTCGTGACCTTGAAGCCCTTCGCGTATTTCCCCGACCTCTTCGGTGCATCTGCCGTCGTGGTCGCCCGTATGTTCTCCGCAACCTCGTCGACTTTGCGGTCGATCGCTTCGCTTACGTCCTCCGTATACTCCCGGACGGCGTTTGTAATAGCGGCGGCTAGCTGGTCAATAGATATGTCCGCCATTTCCGATCATCCTTTCAAGCGTTAATTCGGTCTCCTCGATTCCGGTCTGATATGTCCGAATGACGCTATATCGGACGCTGTCAAACTCGACGATGCGCTCACCACTGTATTCGTATGCATGGACGATCAACACGAATTCCGGTCGCAATCCAGCAGCAGCCGCATTGTAGAACTCCGTGCGGCTGGCCGACTTCTTACTGCACAGGACGACCGTCTCTTTCTCAACTGGAATCTGATTCCCGACATCGTCCTCTCCGAACTTCTGCCCGATCAGCGTCACCTCATGGTCGTAGGTCATGGTGTCGCACCGCCCGTTCCTGAATGGATTATCAAGTTATGGAGGCGATACTGTAGGTGTCGCGGCATCGCGCCGGTGCTGTCCCGGCTTTGATACCGCCATGTAGCCAAGTCCACACAAAACATTAGATGGTTAGCATTGTCAGGCTGCAGGGCAATCCCTTTTTCGTCTTCAAGCTCCCGGACAACTCCATTGACAATATAGGTCAGGTATCCGTCCCGGATCGCCATGCGGATACCAAGACGTTCTTTCACGATAGATACGATCAAAGCTACGTCCATCCCATCGCCCCCTTGATGGTCGAAATGATGTCTGCTTTCAGCATGGTAGACGACACCCCTGTGACGCCATGGTCCTCGGCGAATTTCAAGAGCTCGGCCTTCGTCATGGCGTCAAGATCGGGCTGTGTCTCGGGGCTGCTGAAAGCCATTAGGGGTTTGTCGGCTCTGTGATCGTGACAAGGGCGAACGCTTCTGGGCGCACTGGCTTGCCGTCGAACCGCCCCTTGCCACGGAATGCCATTTGGTCCTCGACGAATTTGACGTGTTCGGACCGATCAATGCTGATATCTTCGCGCTCAACGAGTGTATACTGTTCAAATTCGCCGAAAATAACTTCGTCTAGCGGCATGTTTTGGTTAAACTTGACACGCAAACCACAAAGATCTGGTTGTTGCAGATTCGGCAATTTCCCGACTACATTACCTTCGCTATTGACGTTGATCGAATACTCCAGCAGGCGATTGTAATACGTTTGCCGTTTCATCACAGCAACGATTTCCCCCACACTATCATCGCCCGTATCAACCAACGATACCTGTTTGAGAAGGTTAACCAACAGTTTTGCATCAGCTTCGACGGTTACCTTGTTCCCAGCTGGGATGGCCGGGATGATGCCGGTAGGTTGCTTATTCGCCGACCCTTCGCCTTTCAAAATTGCCAGATCCAGCGCCTTGGCAATAGCGCGAGCGATCTTGCGAACGACATAATCGTCAAGATTGATGATGCTGTCCTGCAACAGGTAATTATCGACGAACGTCACCTTGCCAACTTTAAATCCGTCGAAGTCGACATTTGTAATCGTTCCGACGTCGCCCGTTGGAAGCGACGATTTCATTTCCATCCATGTCGCCGGAGCAGTATCGGTATCAATCAAAATACGAGCGGTACCACTCACGCGGATTTTATCGACCAGCGGATACAGCGTCGTGTAGTCGCCGACGATATCCATGATCCGATTAATGACGATATTAGGAATCGTGAGCTCTCCGCCGGTAACAACGCGCAGATTCTTGAATTTCTCGTAGAAATCGCGGACCTCTGGAAGGTGATAATATTCCCCAGTTTCAAGCATTTTGCGGACTTGTGCGATGTGGTATTCTTTCGTCATTTCGTTCCCACCTCTTCTTTGAGTATTTGCAGAGCGTTGCTGATCTCTAGGGTCATTCGCATTGAGTTGCTCAAGCTCGCCTTCAAGTTCGGCAATCTCGCCCTCAAGCTTGGACTTCTTTTCGTCCAGCTCGGCCTTCTGAGCTTCGAGTGCCGTTACTTCTTCTTCAACGGCGGCGATTTCCTCGTCGGTCTTCGCCTCCTCGACGGCAGCCTCCAGTTCGGCCGAACGGGTGTTCAGTCCGTTCTCCTGCTCCAGTAGTTCGGCAAGCACCGCCTTCCGCTGTTCGATTTTCTTCCCCAGCATCAATTGTTTAAGAGCCATTTCCTTTTAACCTCGCTTTCAAGTTGTGTTTTCGCTGCTCCAGTTGCCGCTCGCGGTGTTGTGCAACCTCGGCCTTCCGGGCCTGAACGCCAGTGTCGGCATACGCCGGGAACGTGACGACGCTGACCTCATGTAGGTCGATCTCGCGAATCGTCCACTTCACGGTACCATCGTCGCGCCAGTCCGTTTCTTCTCGAACGATGTTGAAGCCGAAGCTGCATTGGTCCACATCGCCGCGTTTCACCCGCGCGTACAGGTTCATGGCATCTACGTCGTCTGGGTTGATCTTGATCCGGCCCCAAAGGCCGTGACTGTCCGTTTTCAACTCCAGCGTTCCCGCCTTGTTCCTGCCGAGGACGAACATCGTTTCATGATTCGCGAGAGCCCGGATATCGTTGCCGAGCGTCCGCTCGAATGCTTCTGGCGCGATTTCCTCGAAGGCTCCCGGCCATAGTTCCGTTTGCCGGTTGAAAACGGCGAAGTAACCCTCGATGACCATGTCGTCGCCATCGGCCGCGCGCGTCTCTAACTTTGTCCGCAAGCTGCGAGTCTGGCGTATTTCCCTATCCATTGCCATCACCTCCCCCTTGGTTTAATTTTTTCTGATCGCCAAGTTGACCCGCAGGAACATAGTTTTCCAGTACGATCAACTCATGCATCTCCGGGTCTGGGCTCATGCCGATCCAGTCGCGCAGCTCGTTGCGACGGAGCGTGTTCCGATCGACAAGCGACGTTCCAGCCGTCACCAGATCTATCAAACTGTACGAATAAAGCGACCGCGCATTAAACCGGAAGAACAAGTCCGGAGCGAACAGCAATTTCCGCGTCAACTCCTGCGCTATACCAAGAGCTAGCGGGCCGATCCGCGTTTGAATGAACGCGTTGTACTCTTCCTTATCGAAATTTCCGACGCCAACAAAAAAGGCCGGAACGCCAAGCATAGCGGCGACCGTCCTTTTGTCGATTTGAACCGATTCGTGTATGGCTATGTCCTGCAGGCTGAGCGGCCGTATCTGGTCAATCTTGATTATCGCTTCCGGGATGATCCACGGTTTTCCGCTTTTGCCGTCGCCAAGGTATTGCTCGATCAGTTTGTCGCGTGCTGCTTGGTCCCGAAACTCCGACGTATCCGCGTCGACACTTACGATGATGGACGGCCGCCATTTATCGCCCATAAACGCCTTCTTGGTTGTTGCGGCCTGTTTGAGATTGCCGACCACGTCCTTGAGAATCAGGCGATACCCTCGGCCAATCCAAGGCCGGTCCGGGTCCGGGTTGATTCGGAAATGTAAGATCTCATCATGATTGTACAGACGCCCTTGGATCGATACTTGATAGCGCGTTGTCAGGCCAAGGTCGTTTTCAGGTAGAGTGGGGAATGTCACCCTACTTGGCGGAACCGGAATCAGTTCGTCAATCAGCCCGTCGCGGGTCGTCGGATAGACGACACTGTTACCGTCGCCTTCGAGCAGCATCGTGTGGACGATGTAATACATCCATTCTTTGCGGCTCATCAAGCTGTACGGATTGATGTCGATCTTTCGCGACAACTCATTTCGCACCCGGATGTCGCCCTCGTCAGTGTTACGCATCAGGTGAATCGTCATGCTGCTGACCAAGTCCGCAATACGATCGATGGCCATGCGCACCTCGGGATTGTCTGAAAGTCGTACATATCCTTCCGGGACCAAGATGGATGGATCGCCTCCCGCCATAAAAATCCCGATTGGCGTCGGATCGGACCGTGTTTGTCTCCGTTTTTTGCTCACTCTGTCGTGTCACCTCCTTTGAGCCAATCATCCTTGGCTTTCCCTTTGTCTGTATCCTCGATATACCGGACGCAGGCAAACACGGACGCATCAAAAAGGTCGATGCGCTTTTTCTCATCGACCTTTTCGTATTGGATCATGTCATCGGTTTTTTCAATTGCATGGACGTTTTGAACACAGTATTCGTATGCCTCACTGTTCAAATAGTACAACTTCCCAGACTTCACTTTTTGTTCGATCCTGCGGAAGCCTTGGCTTTTCCTCCAAAAGTACTGCGGCTCGTCTACTAGCTTGAAGCCCGCCTTCTTGGCGTCGCGGAAGAACTCGGCTGAGAATTTCCTGTCAAAGCCAATCTGCCGGATCTTGAAGCCTTTCCGCTTCATCTCCACGAACCAGTTGACAACCTCCGCATGGTTCGTGATAGGCGTGTTGGTCATCGTCAGCCAACCGTCGTCCATCCAACCGAAGAGCGGTATGCCGTCCTCCTCCGCCTTGGCCGTCGCCGCGACAATCGGGAACCAAGCGTGCGTGATGACGATACCGACATCTTCGTATTCGCCGTACAGCGCCGCCGCCGTCAAGTCATGCAGCTTCGCCATGTCCGCGCCGCCGTACCAGTTGATCGGAAGTCGCGCAAGTTGCTCAAGCGACCATTGATGTTTTCGATCACTCAGCCGGAACTCGTGAATGTCGAAGTACGCAAGCATTGCGGACGTGTAGATATTGAGCGACTTGGCAAGGAAGTCCTTCCGCTGTTGTGGATCGTTCTGCGCCTGCAGCGCGTCGTTCATGATGTCTTCGGGCCGGATCGTGACGCCGTAGTTTGGATTCGCCTTTTCGTGCTGTTCTGCACTGGTATAATCCACGTTCCCGCGCTCGTCCTGATCCGCCTTAGCGATGAAGATGAAATAGGCCTCATCCCGGTTCGTGCCGTCCATAATCTTCTGGCAGTACTGCAGCCGCTGGTAGCAGAAGCTGCTCATGTCGTCCCCGGCCGTCGTGATACCGATCATGAGCTTATTGGTGTATGCCTTCATCGACTCTTTGATGATGTTGTATTGCTTCGGACGTGTGTAGGCGTGAAGTTCGTCCGCTATGGCGATGTTGCAATTGAGCGAGTCCTGCCGGTCCGGATTAGCTGCAAGGGCCTCAATGTATATCGATCCGTCGCCCAGGTCGCCGGTGATGCTGTGTTCTTGGTTGTTGTTCAGGATTCGGAAATTTTCTTCTTCGCCCATCCTCTTGAGATTGAAAAGGATGAACTCGAAAGCCTGCTTGGACTGTTTCAAGGCGTGCGCCGTGATGTAGATCGTGGCACCGGATCGGCGACTTAGTAACGCGAGCGCCCAAGCCAGCGCGGCGACAAGCCGGGTTTTCCCGTTTTTCCGGGGAATAAAAATAAACGCCTCTTTGTATCGGCGTTCGTTGGTCCCGGCCTTGAAGAAGCCCAGTAGGTTATAAATGATGAATTTTTGCCACGGTTCGAGCAGGAACGGTTTCCCTCGCAGCGGCGTGCCGTCCAACGTTTCGCCCTTGTCATGGACGAACGTGCGCTCGATGATGCCGACAACAAACTCCGGGTCCTTGGTCCGAAACTCATATTCCGGGTTCTCAAGATCCTTCAAGAATCGTCGGCATGCTTGGACCAATTCTTTCCCAGCGATCTTCCGGCCCTCGACAATGCTTCTGGCGTACTCCAGCACAACATCGAGGTTGGGGGATTCATTTTTCAATGGCACTCAGCGCTGCAGCCAGCGCGGATTTCTTTTTCGTCTCGACAGTGATTCCGTCGATGATCTTCGGATTCAGGCAAAGCCGGTCTGCGTACGCCAGTATGTCTTTTCGGAGGGATTCGAGCGTCGCAACGATCGGGGCTTTCTTTGCTCCCCCCTGCATTGTCTCGACTTCGAAAGCATATCCGCTATTCTCAAACTGCTTCGTGAGTGCCGCATATTGTTCCCGGAGCTCAGCGTAAATTTCGATGATCGGATCATACTGCTCCTTGTATACGCCGAGCGTTTTCATGAGTGCAATCGTTTCGCGTTTAATCCCCGATTTCTTTTTCGCCGCCAACTCTCTCACCTCCCGAAAAAAGTTTTCCAGACCTCGCACTATTGGAAGAGGGGCCCCAGCCCGGTCCCCACGGCCATCCGAAATCAGCCTTCAGGGTGGGGGGGTACATTCTGGAAGGCGGTGCGATCCTCCCCTTTCCCCAGGTCGATGACGATGATCAGATTTTTGTACTTCTCAGCAAGCCACTCCGTCAATTCATCTTTTACCGCAAAAGGATTCGTGGTCGCTATCAGTTCATCGTTCATTACATCCATGCTGCTCCCTCCATTCCTCGAACTTGTCCCGTACCCTCTCCTGCCACTGCCTACCCAACTCCGTCACCTCACCAGTTGTCCGATCGTGCATGGCATTGTGGTTCTTCTCACAAAGGGAAAGGAGGTTCCAGTCTACCAGTGCCAACTCGGGATACTGCTCAAGCGAATAGATATGATGCACCGTTGTCGCCGGTTCAGTCTTACCGTACCTTCTGCTCTCTCGGCACATGTATTCATCCCGCCGCAGTATCTTCTCGCGCTTTCGTTTCCAGCGTGTCGACTTATAGAATGGATCGGCTGTCTTTATCTCGATCACCCCTTAAAGTTGCCGAATTCATTAATAAGCGCTTTTTGGTCAGTTTCGTATGCCTCCAGCAATTTCGCCAGCGCCAGTTTCGTAATCGTTGCTATATTGACCTTTTTGTCTGGATAGCTTTCATCTAGTTTGTTCATGATGTCTTGTAGCCGGTTATCATCCGTCTCCGGCAAATGAATGATGATATTGTACCTTACCTCCATAATGCCACCCCTAGTTGGCGATGATAGGCCTACAAAATGCCCGTATAAAGACGTTAGAAACACCGTACCAACCCGTACCATTAAATCAGGTCCTAGCGTCCCTTACGTGTCAATCTGGACGGCAAGAAGGTGTATCACACGAACCGCACGACGTGCAATCCGTTTCGGTGTCGGCTTCGTCCACCTTCACGGCCAGCCCGATACTTTCGAGATATTCCATCTCCAGTTGAAGAACGCGCTCAATTACTTCCCTAAGCTCCAATTCTTCACCCACCATTTGGTCGTAGATGTAATCGACCAGTGCTGCAGAGTCAACGAGTACATATTCATCTTTATCCATTGCACGGCACCCTTTCACATTTGTGGTAAAAGCAAACGCCACGACATACCGTTTCCGGCGCTCCGTGGCGTTTCTCAATTCTTCGATGTTATAAATATAGCATGTCTAAATCCAAGCAACACATCTTATTCCCGTTTTTTTTCCTTCTTTTTTTCTTCAAAAGTGAGAAATTGGCAAACCAGCAGCTTGTGTCGGTAGGTTTCAGCCCGTTCCGCCCGGGCCTCGTCAGGCGGGTGCAATAAATCGTTGGTGCGTCCATTCTCCTTCGATCCCAAATTCTTCACATTTGCCCTTCATCCATCGATCAACCTCGGCTTTTATTAATGGGTGAAGTTCATCCATATTTGCATGTCTACCGATGAGGATGAACGTTTCCTTCGGATTATCGGGGGTAATTCCGATTCGAAAACGGCAATAGGAAGACGGTCCTTTAGGCGTCAGCTCGGCTACTGTGAGCACTCTTGGTGTTGTTTCTTCTACTATCCAATTTTCAACTTGCATACCCATACCTCCCCCGCGTTTACCGTCCGCCGACGATGTTTTGAAGGGGCCGAAAAGCCCACATTATTTGCGTGTTACGGTTCCATCATTTTTCATCACCACGTCAATATAATTACGACCAGTAGTAACGATGAACAATGGTCGTTCTGGGTTGGAGAAAACCGACACTGGGCTACCTTCAAATATGAATATCCCCTCAAACATCCAACCCGGATACGCAATGCTTGGTCTTCTGTTTTCGCCTGCCATCTATTTTTACCCCCCCCACGTATATTTCCGGGGGCCGAAGCCCCCGCGCTATTTTCGTTCCTTCGTTTCTATGATCGCCGCCGCAATCTTGAATCCGTAGCTTACGCCCTTGGCGTACTCTATTCCGGCTTCGTCCCGCCGTTCAAGGGCTACGGTACCCCAAAACTTTTGGAGCGACATAAGGTCGTTTTTGAGCGTCTGAAACTGTTCGACCACGGTCTCCCTCCTCCTTGTATTTACTTATTTCTGAAAGTCCGAA